GGGAATCCAACATATTAGGTACATCCACTGATCATTCCACAACCCCGAACACGGACTCATGCGCAAGAAGCCAGAAGGGCAACTGTATATATGCGCAAGAAGCAGAACAACCCAAGGTTTGCCAAGTATTGAGGGAAATTTTCTTGTCTTTATTTGGTTTTGGTCCCTCAAGATATAGCAACAAGTTAAGCCAAGCTATAGGCAAAGCAACTAAGCTCTGCCAGAGAAGCCGTACCAGTTGTAAACGTTGAAGCGTCCACAATGGCAGTCTCTCCACGATTATTAACCTGAATGGCCCAAAGTCCAATCGTCGCGGTACTCGCGGCATTAGTAACTTGCGTAATCTGAGCGCTGATAGTTGCTGTGCCAGTAAACGCTCCGAGTGTGGTAGCACCAGTCCCACTGACCCGTAGAGACAGCAAGTACTCACCCACACGGTTAAATGTAAGTGTAGAACCAGCCGCCTCAACGTCGAGTCCACCTGAGACCACAGCAGCATCGCCAAATATGGCTGTCTTGCTGACTGTGCCACCAGACGCCACAGAAGCGCTATTGCACAATGCTTGGGCAGAGATATCAGTTTGCGGCACACTAAACTCGATGTCATATTCAACATACAACTCTCCGAGCGTAGCCGCACTGGCCCCCTGAGAGGCAACATACAATGCACCAAAATCATACGTCTTCAGATCACCACTACTAATTGAACCGCAGCGCACATACAAGTCCTTACGAATAAGCTCCTTCATGCTACACTGGAGCATGGCCTCCTGCCACACCCCAGCAGAAACACTACTCTTGTAGGAGAGCAGTTGTTGCTTATTTGGAGGCGAATTGTCCAAAGCGTCGAAGTCAATACCGATCATAACTTTGCCATCCGTAGAAGCGGACTTTGCCGTCTCATAGTAGACACGGTAAGCACGCACCGAATAGCGTTCGTACAACACGGCCAAAGCAGCCAACCACGGGTGGGTCAGTGCCATGCCCGGATTCAATGGATACTTTGTTACCTCGAACGCAGTTGACGACGCAACCACATCTGCAACGTACTCGCGGTGCTTCACGCGAATACCTGCGCCTCCTCTTGCGCTCCGCAGGATACTGGGTTCTCCAGTAACCATCATGCGGCTCCTCGCTAAGGGAACCATCTCCATGGCGGAGACGTTTCCCGCTTTCTTCTTATTACCTTTTGGCATTTCAATCAGTTATCTACGAGTGAATGGAAAGATTTTATAGAACTGATGCGGGTAACCAAGAAATACCCGCCACTCACTCGGCGTCCCCAACTAGGCGCTCGAATCACCGCCCTTTGGCTTTCGACGTGGTTTACCCGTCGGTTTACCACGTTTCAAGCCATCGGACTTTGATCCACGCGCCCTTAGACTACTCTCCGCCTTTTTCACCTTCGGCTCCTTGACATCACCATCCACCACCACAAGTACCTTTACTTCAGGTTCCTTGGGTTCGGCGCAAAGTGGGGGTTTCAGGCAGTCCTCCAAACTAGCAACATTACTGAGCCAATCGCGAAACAGCTCAAAGTCAAAACCATAATCTCCAAGACTTCGTAACGCGTAGTGGTCAAACCACTCATGAGGCTCATTTGGATATTGCATGTACTCCGGGAGATCCGAATTCCACGCGCGCATCGCTGCTGTTCCTTCCTCCATTAAGAACTCACGACCACGCAGGGTGAGAACCTTACAAACTAGTTCACCCAAGACTGGGGTGTTCTTGTCAGTGAGGTAAAAGGCACGGGACTTCTCCACCAACTTATCGATTGGTTGCACATTAGGCGGTAACACCACCGTAGTATGAAACTTCGTCAATTGGCGGGGAAGGTCGCAGCACGAAGTGGTTTCTCCAAACCAAACGTGCGGTGTGTACATACGTGATAGAAAGGTAACACCCTCCTCACCACGCAATACTTTGTCCAACTCCAATTTAAGACCTAGCATTTCAGAGGCTTTAACGTACTTCTCACAGTCAACATCTGCGGTAAGACCATCATCACCTCCATAAACACCAAGCCGCTCCCAAGCTTCTTGCGGTGCAATAAAGCCGCCACCCTCACGCATCATACGAAATGTGAGATAGGCAACAAAGGCATTCGCAATCGAATTGAAAGCAGCCGTTTCGGCAGATCCCGACGCGCGCGACGTTCCCGTCTCGTAACGCGTGCCGAAAGTGCCTGTCGCAATCTGGTTGAACTGAGACTCATGTAGTTCCGTAATTTCATGTGTGTATTCCGTTCCGTACGCACGCAGTAGAACTTTACGTTCAAGCATGCGCAACAGGTCCGAAACACGTCCATCAAACCTTGAGAAATCCGTATTAACCGCCATGTTAGCTTCCTTCACTACTTCAACAACACGGTCTGCAATGGCAACAGGAGGTTTTCCAAATGCATACCAAGCTTGCGTCTTGAGCGAATCAGCCACCGGGTAGATGAACTGTGAATACTCGCGTTTGACAACAGGCTCAAACGTGCTGATAATGCGCGGGTCCTTCACATCTTGATACGCCTCGCGCTTCATGAAAGTTTTAACACCTGACTTCGGACCATCAACAAGTGAACGATTAAGGATCGCCCTTTGAGAGGGTTTCCCTTGTCGCTCATAAACCTCATCAATAGTCGTCGGAAACATAACACCCTTCTCAGGGATAAGAAACCTCACGAACTCATTCATTGTATTGAGCAAAAATCCCGACACTTTCAATGTGCCACGCTTAACCATAATGCTCTTAACGCGCCCTTCGACAGCTTGCTTCTCATTGGCAAGGGTCGCTGATGGCGCGAAGGCACCATGGATCAATGGTGACATGAATGGGTCGAGCGTTCGCTTCGCAGCCGCGTCAAACGAATCGACACCGAATGTGTAAGTGCGTACACTTTCCTCAACAGGATAGACGATCGCTCGAGAAGCAATTGTATCTTCATTCCTGAAACGGTAATATTTCAACAACGCAGATGCAACTGCTTTCTTCTCTTTAAGATCTTCTCCGTCTATATATTGAAGAATTTGTGGCACAGACAGTTTAACGGTGGACGTCGAGGCAGCCGTCGAAATGGCTCCATCTAACTTAACAGGCAGGGTGGCGCAGATATACTCGTCAACAACTCCCGTCGAGACGAATAAACCCTCTTTCCTTTGCACTTGCATGCGCAGGAAATTTCCTTCCACTGGTTCCAATCTCTCCAACTGCTTCCCACCCATCATCCAACCGAAGATAGCCGAAAGACCACACCAACGACGCAACGGCGTCAAAAGCACCAATGCGTGATCAGTATCGACCTGTCGTTTATCAACGAGATAGAATGAAACTTGATATGGAAAACCGAAAAAGGTCTTGGCCACGACAATGTGATCGCAGCCATAGCTCCAAACACGATGTCGATATTCTCCGCCGCCAGCCACACGATACGTCAGAACATTGTTCTCGTCAAACGTGTAACTATACTCTCCATCCGAACGACACACCTCGTCAGGCGTGAACGTATAAAGAGCTGTAGGGCAAAACTCATCATTCAACAACGTTGGCATATCAACATGATAGTCAACGTCAATCAGAGTGAGCAAGGAACCCTTAGGGGGCGAAAATGGAGAAGCCTCAGACGTGAAGTCCTTGGCCCAGTGAAAGTTGCGCGAACCTGCCCGACCATTACGTTGGTCAGCTCGCGAACATTGCAGAGTGTACACTCCTAGTCCAACATTTGCCGCGTACTCATCAAGGAAACTAACCCCTGACGAGCGCATGGCAGCCGAAAGACCGTGCGTATGATCCTGCACAGGTTTGCGCAGAATCAAGGGAGTAGCCATAAATTGAGAACGGAGAAGGTCGGAAGGCAATCTCGACCTCTCCGCGGTGCGTTCAGCATAGTCAGAGATCAAATCGTCTTTGACTCGTGATAACCACAATGGCACACCCGCTTTATACAGCAGATAAATGCCAGTGGCCGCACCTGCGCCCATGAATAGGGCCTTCGTGTCAAACGTGCTGAAAAGCATTAGACCGGACTATTAGCAGGTAGTTAAGCTGCTCCTAGAATT